AGCCTCAGCGTATCGCAGCGCATACAAGGCAGACGCTACACCGTCCACAATGGCAACAGCGCCCTATGTGTTGGCTGCAGACTCGAGGATTCAGCAAGAGATAGAAGCCTATAAGCTGGCATTGGAGGCTGAGAAACATCGAACACCCGCACAGTTGAAGGCCTTGCTGGTTCAACAGCTAGTCCAGCACTCCATTGATCCAGACTTTCCACCCGCTCAGCGTGTCCAATGCTTGAAGCTGATCGGCAGCCTGTTCGATGTGGGCGCCTTCCTCGAGCGCAAAGAGATAACGACCATCAAGCACAGTGACGACATCCGCGCGAGACTGCTCACCGTGTTGGGTGATGTGCAGGACGTTACCGCAAAGGATGATGCCGCCGATCTATTGCAGGAAATCAGCGGGTCAGGCTTGGCAAAAGTTCAGGACGCCGAACCCACCACCGCCCCACCCCCACAATCGGGCACGGGCTGGCCTGAGGACTATACGCATACTATTCCAGACATCCAATCCAATGATAAAAAAGATGGGGGTACCCCTTCCAAAATTAGCCAAGAGGATGTCGTCGTGGATTTTGACAAGTAGACCCCCTATACTTTTTGTACAAAAAAGGGGTGGGGTATATATAAAAATGATTACAAGTAAATTTTGACTATAACTTGTTATAGTGGGAAAACGACTATAACAAGTTATAGTGTAAAAATGACTATAACTTGTTATAGTGGAAATTTATGAAATTTAAAAGTGTAGAACAGGCGCTGGAGGTTTTAGTGACTGAGAAGCAGAGGACGATATTTTTGTGTATTGATGAGTTCTGGCAGCGTCAGGGGTATGGTCCGTCTATAGATGATGTGATGATGCTTACTGGCGATAAGAGCCGTAGTAATGTAAGCCGCGTTATGCATAAGTTGTGTGATTTGGGTGTATGCAAGATGAGGCCTAACAGTGCGCGCTCGATTCGGCCGGCGCATATTAAGTTGAGGAACCTGCCTTGAACTACTTTATAGAGCTGGTTTTTGGTGACAAGTTTGCTTTGCAGTTTGTGCGGGACTGGCACTTGGGAGAAGTTGTGTACACGATGCGCATGACGCCCAAGGAGTTTGAAGAGCTGCAAATTATGATTGACCGGGTGTTTGAACGTGAACATTGACAAGATTACTGAGGCGCTGGCCCAGCTTCCTATTAATGAGCGAGAAGCGTTCATGTCGGACTTGGCCGAATACCAAGCGAGCCTTAAACGCGAAAAAGCCCAAATAGACTTTATGAAGTTTGTTAAGGCCATGTGGCCAGGCTTTATTGATGGGCGCCACCATAAGGTGATGGCAAGGAAGTTTGAAGAGATTGCAGAAGGAAAGATTAGGCGCCTCATCATTAACATGCCGCCGCGACATACAAAGTCTGAGTTTGCGTCGTACATGCTTCCCGCGTGGTTCCTAGGTAAATACCCTAACAAGAAGATTATTCAGTGTTCGAACACAGCCGAGCTGGCGGTGGGGTTTGGACGTAAGGTACGTAACTTGGTGGACTCGGAGCAGTATGCGCAAATCTTCCCTAACGTTACTCTCAGATCTGATTCAAAAGCTGCCGGGCGCTGGTCTACGAGTGGCAACGGTGAGTACTTTGCTATTGGCGTCGGTGGCACTGTTACTGGTAAAGGTGCTGACCTGCTCATTATTGATGACCCTCATTCCGAACAAGAAGCTGCCCTAGCCGCAGGAGATCCGACCGTATTTGATAAGGTCTATGAGTGGTACACATCCGGACCGCGCCAACGTTTACAACCCGGAGGCTCTATCGTCGTTGTTATGACGCGCTGGGCTAAGCGAGACCTGACGGGCAAGATCCTCCAGTCGATGATTGACAAGGACGGCGAACACTGGGAAGTCATTAACTTTCCCGCGATTCTTCCCTCGGGTAATCCCCTATGGCCAGAGTTTTGGAGCCTTTCGGAACTCGAGGCGCTTCAGTTAGAACTGCCAGCCCCAAAGTGGAACGCTCAGTACCAACAGAGTCCTACTTCTGAAGAAGGCGCGATTGTTAAGCGCGAGTGGTGGAAAGAGTGGAAAGAGGATAAGCCGCCGAGGTGCGAGTTTCTTATTCAGTCTTGGGATACCGCGTTTACAAAAAGCGAGCGCTCAGACTATTCCGCGTGCACGACGTGGGGCGTGTTCTACCTCAACGAGAACCCAAACGACCCGAATGTGATTTTGCTCGACGCGTTTAAAAAACGCATGGAGTTTCCAGAGTTAAAAGAGAAGGCGTTTAACCACTACAAAGAGTGGGAACCAGACGCGTTTATTGTGGAAGCAAAGGCTTCTGGCGCGCCGTTGATCTTTGAGTTGCGGGCCATGGGGATCCCTGTATCTGAATTTACTCCAAGTAGGGGTAATGATAAGATGGTACGTATTAACTCTGTGTCAGACTTATTCGCTAGTGGCAAGGTGTGGGGGCGGGCTACGAGATGGGCGGATGAGTTGATCGAAGAGATGGCAGCGTTTCCAAATTCTGACCACGATGACTTGGTTGACTCATCAACACAGGCGTTAATTAGGTTTCGTAAAGGCGGATTTTTAAGGCTACAGACTGACGAAGAAGATGAGCCAATATCATTCCGCCGCAAAATCTCTTATTACTAAGGATCAAAATGTCCATTGAAAAATCACTATCTCAAGCACCAGCAGGTCTGGAATCATTAACCGACCCAGAAGAGTCTGCAATCGAAATTGAGATTGAGAATCCAGATTCTGTATCAATTCATGCTGGAGATATGGATATTGAAATTATCCCAGGCAGTGAGTTTGATGACTTTGATGCTAACTTGGTTGATCATTTATCTGATGACGTAATCACTCAACTAGTCAGCGATCTAGTCAGCGACTACGAGGATGATGTTGATTCCAGAAAAGACTGGATGCAAACATATGTAGACGGTATTGAGTTGTTGGGCATGAAGATTGAAGAGCGCGCAGATCCTTGGGTTGGTGCATGCGGCGTGTATCACCCCATCCTCTCTGAGGCTCTGGTTAAGTTCCAAGCCGAAACAATGATGTCTACTTTTCCTGCGGCTGGCCCAGTCAAGACCCAGCTAATTGGTAAAGAGAAGCCGCAAAAGAAAGAATCTGCTACTCGCGTTCAAGACGACATGAACTACGAGCTAACAGACCGCATGGTTGAGTTCCGCCCAGAGCACGAGCGCATGGTTTGGGGCTTGGGGATGGCGGGTAACGCATTTAAGAAGGTTTACTTTGATCCTTCACTAGCCCGCCAAACATCTATATATGTACAAGCCGATGATATTGTTGTGCCTTACGGTGCTTCTAATCTAGAAACAGCCGAACGCGTTACACATGTAATGCGTAAAACAGAAAATGAACTGCGCAAATTGCAAGTTGCTGGTTTTTACGCAGACATTGAGCTGGGCGAACCAGACAATATGCTCGATGAGGTAGAGAAAAAGATTGCCGAGAAGATGGGATTCCGCGCGACATCTGATGATCGCTACAAAATCCTAGAAATAAACGTTAATTTGGACCTAGAAGGGTTTGAACACACGGACGACGAGGGTGAGCCAACAGGAATTGCTCTGCCATATATTGTTACTGTGGAAAAAGGCAGCATGAAGTGCCTGGCCATCCGCAGAAACTGGAAAAAAGACGACAAAAACTGTGCTAAACGCCAGCATTTTGTACATTATGGGTACGTTCCAGGCTTTGGTTTTTATTGTTTTGGATTAATTCACCTGATCGGTGCTTTTGCCAAGTCTGGAACGTCTCTTTTACGTCAATTAGTGGATGCAGGTACGCTGGCCAACTTGCCAGGCGGATTTAAAACGCGCGGTTTGCGTATTAAAGGTGATGATTCCCCAATCGGGCCGGCGGAATGGCGCGATGTGGACGTGCCAAGCGGAACCATTGCCGAAAACATCATGGCTTTGCCATACAAAGAGCCAAGCCAAGTGCTGGCTGGTTTGCTTGACAAGATCATTGACGAAGGCCGCCGCCTATCTTCTGCTTCTGACATCCAAATTGCAGACATGTCTGCCAATTCACCAGTGGGTACTACGCTGGCGATCCTTGAAAGAACTTTGAAAGTAATGACGGCCGTTCAAGCGCGCATTCATTATTCGTTTAAACAAGAGCTTCGCTTATTGCGCGACATCATTCGTGATTACACACCCGAAGAGTACGCATACGACCCAGAAGAAGGCCCGCGTAAGGCTAAGCGCTCTGACTATGACGCGGTGGACATAATTCCTGTGTCGGATCCAAACGCCTCTACGATGGCGCAAAAGATTGTGCAATATCAGGCGGTTATTCAGTTGTCGTCGCAGGCTCCGCAGATCTATGACTTGCCACACTTGCACC